GAGAACAGATATAACAAGATTCATTCTTGTCAAACTGCGATGAATGCAGCAGAACAAGTATTTGAACAAAGAACAGGAAAGACATTACTATGTCACAAAGAAGCAACTCCATTTGCTTTTGCAGGCCCTGATCAGTTCAAGTATGATACAAGCATTGATATTTTTACTGCATACAAGCGTTACATCGCATCAAAACCTTGGGTCGTGGATAATTATCTTCGTGACCCATCTCGTAAACCCAATTGGTTATAACTTATGATTTTTTTAGCTTGTCCACCAGTATACACTTTGCCTGGTACTTGGAGCGATCCAGATAAGATTGCTAGATGTAATGATACACTCATTCCACATTTTACATTTAATCCTGATTATACTTTTGGTATATCAATCGCAGTGATCACAATTTTGTTAGCATCATATGGTGTTTATAAAGGATTTTTTGCAAACAAAAATTTAACAGATCCTTGGGATGATCACGATGACTAATTTAATTGAAAAAAACGATCCCAGATATTTTTCACAAACAAGTGATATACCTTATGATCGTCATCACTATAAGATAGTTTGTCAGAATAAATCTTTTGTGGTAGAATCTTGGGATGAGGTTCAAGAATGGTGGTGGAATAATTGTCGTTCACCTTGGTTTGAAGGAACAGTTATTCACGTTATTGATAAACCAAAAAAAAAATCTAAAGGTTTTGCATAATTATGAAACATGTATTATTTGATTTGAAAGAATGTTTAATAACTTCTCCATTAAATGATGAGGAGTATGTAAAAGATACCTTGATAGAGGCAGCAAAAATTGGTGAGTTAGAAATGCTAAAGGTTGACACTCATAAGTTTGAACCACATGGTGTAACTGGTTATGCATTACTCGCAGAGAGTCATATAAGCATACACACTTGGCCTGAAGATAATGTTGCTAGATGTGATTTGTTTTCATGCAATCCAAGCACAGATTATAAATCTGTGATACAATATATGCAGACCCGTTTTCACTCAATGGAAGTTAAAAAATGGGGATGTGATAGATCTAACTGGTTATGAAAGAATTTGATTATGGACTCGATTACAAAAACATTGATTTTACAGTTGAGGAAAACCGCAAACTTTATCGCATTGGAAGGGGAGAACAAGGAGTGTTACTGGTTCGCCCTTATACTAACGATATATGCTCTCATTGGAGATTTGTAAATGAAGATATTGCTCGCAAATCTGCTAATAAAATCTACTCCATGTTTTGTAACTATAAGGAGCAACAGGACTTCATTGGAATGGATATGGCAAGGAAGTTTCTTGAGATGGGATTTACTCGCTCCCGTAGGTATGCAAATCATCCTAGTGGAAAGAAGTACCTTAGCGATGGTTCCATATCACCGCAGTCGCCAACCGCATTACACTGTGAAAAGTCCCGTTCTGCAAGCGTTTTCAAACAAATGAGAGATAAAGCTGCATACGATGAAAAGTATGTTACAATGAGAAAAGAATGGAGATCACAAGAATGATTTTTTTAGCATGTCCACCAGTTTATACTTTACCTGGTACATGGAATGACCCAGAGAAGATTGCTAGATGTAATGAGACATTAATACCTCACTTTACATTTGATCCTAATTATACCTTTGGTATTTCAATAGCAGTAATTACTATACTCTTAGCAGGGTATGGAGTATACAAAGGATTCTTTGCAAACAAAGAATTAAAAGATCCTTGGGATGATCATGATGACTAAACTGATCGAGAAGAATGATCCAAGATATTTTTCTCAAACAAGTGACGAACCATATGATCGTCATCATTACAAAATAGTTTCTAAACACTATGCTACTTTTATTGTAGAATCTTGGGACGAAGTTCAAGAGTGGTGGTGGAATCATTGTAATATGATTAACTTTGATGCGAGGATTGAAGTTTTAGACAAACCAAAACCAAAGAAGCAATCTAAAGGTTTTAAATGAATTTATTAGTCGCAGGAAGAATCACAGGTTCAGTGTTGATTATTTGTGCGTATTTTGTTATACTACATGTATCAACCTTTTATGGTGCGATAATGCACATTATTGCTGATATCATTTGCATTCCTTTTTATGTTCAAAATAAACAGTGGGATGTTGCAATTATGTTAGCGTTTTTGATGAGCATAGCAATTAGTAAAGTTGCAGTTTTATTATGAGTGACTTTATATGGGTTGAAAAATATAGACCCACTACAATTGATGAGTGTATTTTACCAAAGAGTATCAAACAAACTTTTCAAGATTTTGTTGATAGAGGGGAGATACCAAATATGTTATTGTCAGGTCCACCAGGCATCGGTAAGACCACAGTAGCAAAAGCATTGTGTAATCAATTAGGAGCAGATTACTATGTCATTAATGGGTCGGATGAAGGACGTTTTCTCGACACTGTTCGGACGAACGCAAAGAACTTCGCATCTACCGTCTCTCTTACAAGCGAGTCGAAACATAAAGTCATTATCATCGACGAAGCAGACAATACCACTTCCGATGTACAACTCCTTCTCAGAGCGTCTATTGAGGAGTTCTCCAGAAACTGCAGATTTATTTTCACCTGCAACTATAAGAACAAAATTATTGAGCCACTACATTCTCGTTGCTCAGTTGTTGACTTTTCAATTAATAAAAAAGACAAGCCAACAATAGCAGCACAATTCTTTTCAAGATTAACTTATATCTTAGAAAAAGAAAAAGTTGAGACTGATAAAAAAGTTGTAGCACAGTTAATTAACAAACATTTTCCTGATTGGAGAAGAGTGTTGAATGAGTGTCAAAGATACTCTGCAAGCGGAAAGATAGATACAGGTATTCTTGCAACATTCTCTGATGTATCAATCAATGACCTTACAAAGAATCTCAAAGAGAAAAACTTTCCCGCCGTTCGTAAATGGTGTGTTGATAATTTAGACAATGACCCTGCTATACTTCTACGTCGCATATACGACTCTCTATATGGTTCTCTCAAGAATGCCAGTATCCCTGCCGCAGTTCTTATCATTGCTAGATATCAATATCAAATCGCCTTTGTTGCAGATCAAGAAATTAATCTCCTTGCTGCACTTACGGAAATAATGTTGGAGTGTGAATTTAAATGAATTATAAGCATTGCGGAACAGAACTTATCTGGGGTGGAGACCATGACATTGACGATATGGAAGATATGGAGTATGATATGGTTACAAACTTAACTTGTCCTAAATGTGAATCTTATGTAGAAGTTTATCATAAGATCGAAAACAAACTATGATTTTTTTAGCATGTCCGCCAGTTTATACTTTGCCTGGCACTTGGAGTGATCCAGAAAAAATTGCAAAGTGCAATGACACACTTATACCACACTTTACATTCAATCCTGATTATACTTTTGGTATATCGATTGCAGTGATTACTGTTTTGTTGGCCGCATATGGCATATACAAAGGTTTCTTTGCAAACAAAAACCTAGCAGATCCTTGGGATGACCACGATGACTAAATTTTCAAAACTAAAACATCAAGTGAAATCAAACGCATATTACATTTTTTGGGGTGCATGCACCTTCGCCGTGATGGCAGGACAAATCTATGTTGGCACTGGATATCGTTCAATGTCCAACTCTCTTGACATTCTTGTTAAAACTTATATCAATAGACCAAGAACTATGCCAGCAGATAAACCTTTATATGAACCACATCAGATGCCTATCATAAGATGAATCTAAGTGAAAGTGATGCTGCCTACGCAGCAGACCAATTCATCGATTACTTCTCAAACATGGGTCGTATTGATGAATATCTTCGTAATGTAAAATTAGATCGTATGTCAAAGATGCCGACATATCTTCCTGGCTGTGGGCCTGAGGAGGATATGTTTGATGACTTTGATATACATCCAAATGACATGAACTTTAAAGTTTATGCTGCTGGAAAAGATGATAGTTTCTCAAATGAATATTTCAATGAGAGACTTCAGATAACAACTTCTCATTCAATTGAGAGTTCAATTCCTGGCAAGTCACTTAAGTGGATTGTTATGGAAACTAATACTAAAAAGATAGTTGGATTTATTCGTTTCGGATCTCCTACTATCAACTGTAAACCTCGTAATGATTGGTTAGGTAGACCACCTGAGTTGAAGAGATTCAATCGTCACTCAATCATGGGATTTATTATTGTTCCCACTCAACCATTTGGATTTAATTATCTTGGTGGTAAACTTCTCGCTTTGTTATGTTGTTCTCATGAGGCAAGAACTCAGATAAATGATAAATATGGTTCAGAGATCTGTTTATTTGAAACAACATCACTCTATGGTACAACAAAGTCATCATCACAATATGATGGACTTAAACCATATATGAGATACAAAGGATTGACCATGAGTGACTTTACTCCTTTATTACATGATGATGTCTTTAAGGGATTAAATAAATGGTTTATTGAGAGAAACAACAACAAATTGTTGGTCAAAGAGGACGCTTCGAGTCGCAAGTTAAAGACTCAACAAAAGATGATTTCTATCATCAAAAAGAACTCGTCTTCTCAAAAGGCTGTGGAATTTCAGACTGCAATTGTAAATGCAAAGAATCTAACTGAGAGGAAAAGAGTCTACTTTAGTGACTATGGATTCGCTAATTCCAGAGAAGTTATTCGAGGAGATACTGACAAACTAGAGAAAAACCCCATCAACTTTGATAAATTCTATCAAGAGAACCTCATCAAATGGTGGAAGAACAAGGCCTCTAAAAGATATGAAAGTCTTAAGTCCAGTGGTTCTCTTAGAACAGAATTAGAGGTTTGGACTAAAGATATGCACATCGACATCATAAGGTAACTACTCATGATCAAAACAATACTACAAGAATTTCCTTTATCAGATTATCCCACAGAGAGAACTGTCACTGAGGAAAAGATTCGTAAATACACATACACTAAAGAAGAAGTTAAAATTCTTCTTGAAGCTGCTGTTAAAGAAGCAGTAGATGAAGCACGGAAGATTGATGAAGAGTCAATGGCAAAACACAATCGTGATGCCACTGTTCTGAGTATGATTCTTGGATTCACTACTCTTGCATTGTTTGTAGATGGGTTGTTAAGAATGTTGGGTATCATTCCACCGTTCATGCATCTTGATGTAAACATTTTAGACAAAATAGAAACTGACATTATAGATAAGATAAAACAAGTTCCTATACAAAAATTATTTCAACATGGTTTCCGATGAATGATTTTTCTGTCTTGATATATTTTATTTGTTTTGCTTGTCTCACAGGAGCGACTTTTGCATACATGTATGCTATGATGACCTCTACTCTAAGAGATTTTAATCGACAACAAGAGAAGAGAAATGTTCATCCAGAAATGGCTGATGTTAAAACAGGAGATGAACTTCTTGTTTTTACACCAGAAGATGAAGAAGACGATGACGAAGGAGACGTTGTTATTATCAGAAAGTAAATTATGAAAACATTTGACGATTCAAACTGGAGAGAGGAGTACAAATCTTATACAAGAAATAAGATGGAACTCGATCTTCTTGAACATGGGCCAAAGAGTTTATCTCAATCATGGCATCTCCAAGCACTGTATAGTAATTGGAAAAAAGTAAAGGGTATCAAAGATCCCGAACCTTTAGATTTACAAACTAATTTCAAAGACTGGAGCGAGAAACATGACTAAACCAAACGATCTTTGGGATGATATGTCTATTCTAAATTCTCTGTATGGAGAACTTTGTTGGGATAATGATGACCCTATAGAATTTATACCTGATTATGAAAATGATCAAATCATTGTGAGAAGAAAAAAATGGAACTTAAAGAATGGTTGAACTCAATCAACACAAATAAGAATAATTTGATTGATGAGGATCCTGATATTGAAAAACAGTATCCATCTTATATTATCAACAGATGCTTATCTGGACAGATAGATTCTGTGATGTTTGCAAATGAAATGAACAAACATCCTAATTTAGAAAAGAAGTTACAATATGACTTTTTTCTAAATAGTCTCAGGAAAAGGAAGAGATACTCTCCTTGGCTTCGTAAAGAACAAATTGAAAACCTTGAACTTGTCAAACAATACTATGGTTATAGTAATGAAAAGGCAAAACAGGTTTTAAACATTTTGACTAGAGAACAACTCTCGTTTATTCGAGATCGACTTGAGATTGGAGGTAGAAAATGAATTCTATTGTGGAACCTGAGATTAGTTGGTCGCCAGACCAAATGATTGAGATTACATTAAATGAACCAGATGATTTTCTTAAGGTAAGAGAAACACTGACTCGTATTGGTGTGGCCTCAAGAAAAGAAAAAAAATTCGATATAAGAAAT